GGTGATCCCCCCCCCCTTCCAAGACATCCGACAATGAACACTCGACGGAGGCGCTGGGGGACTCCGAAGTATTGAGCATCAAGCACCCGCCATCCCACGCGATACCCGCGCTGGACCAGCGCTTCAAGGACGGCTGCCATGTCTCTTCCGTTATTTGAGGAAAGAAGACCAGGGACATTTTCGAGGATAAAATTTTGCGCTCTTGTTTCGTCAAGGCGTCGGCAGATTTCCCAGAATAAACCAGAGCGTTTTCCTGCAAGTCCTGATCGCTTACCAGTGATGGATAAGTCTTGGCAAGGAAATCCTCCAACAATGATTCCATTGGCTGGGTCGAATCCTGCATTGATAAGTTGTTCACCTGTTACCTCCTGAATGTCTGTGAATAGTGTGCAACTTGGGAAGTGCTTGGCGAGCACTTCCTGAGCTTTCTTATCTATTTCTACTGATGCAACTACCTCAACTCCATTGCGTTGAAGAGCTAAATCAAAGCCACCTACACCCGCGAATAAACTAACTGCGTTCATCTTCACCTTTTTCTTTTCCTTTGAACTCTAACATTGAATAGCAAATAGGACAATCAACGCTATCGTTAATTGTTGTAATAAATACATACCCACAAGCGGGACACACAAACTTAAACATTTATTTCACCTTTTTCTTTTAAGCTAGTCTAGCCATATCTGATACTGCGCTGTGACGCGCCCTTTGACTGGATCAATAAAGTGTAGGCGCTGTGATGGAACGCCTGATACCGCCATCGAATCTCTCGCGTAGCGGTTATCAGACTCGGTAGAACCAGTCCAATAAATAGAGCCTGTCTGATCTGACATAGGCTCTTGTGCGAAACGGTGGTAGTGACCTAGATAAATATCTTGGAAAAACCACTTGAACGAGCCAGCCTTCCAGCGATTACCAGCGGCTTGCCATGCTGAAGGGGAAGCAAAACCAGCACGACCAACTTCATCGCCATGCATCAAGAGAGCGCGGTAGTTGCCGATCTCCACCTTCTGAATATCTTCTGGGCAATCTTCCCAAGTTAGGCGCTTCTCTTCAGCTAGTAACTGGCGAGCCAATTCGTAGCACATACGGTCAAAGTTATCTGCCTTTGGTACATGGTCACGCTTTGATCCGATACGCCCATGGTTTCCCCACTCAGCAACAACCTTAACGGTTTCAAATTGCGTCAAAAGGTAACGAACAAAGTCCACCATCAAACGAGAGACTGTTGTGTACTGTTCAAATAGAGTGCTATCAACTTCCCACAATTGCGCCGGATAATTGAATAGACCTTCAATCATGTCCCCACCAAACATCACTACGCAGTCCTTGACTGGGTGGTGTTTACGAGCAATCTCGGTAATCTCTACAGACTTGTAAGCAAAGTCCATGACTCGCTTCTTCATCACTTCGGTGTTATAAGTGGTGGTGATTTTGGCTCCCTGCCAGTCCGTAGCGTGGAGTAGGGCAATCTCAGCCTTGGACTTGCGAGCATCCTTCTTCGGTGCTTCTACAGGCTTTATATGACCCATGGCAAGCATCGCATCGTAAGCCGCTCGAAAAACTGCTTCGCCCATAAGCTGGTCGCGTTGCTTTTGCTTCTGCAATTGCTTTTGAGTATTGATAAGCGCCTTGCGAAGTTCCACAATCTCTGGATCTTTATCCTTTTCAATCTGTTCTAAATCATTTTTTAGCGACACGTTGGCACTCCCCACGTCTATGTCTGCCTATCGTTCCGCTCGCCAGTTTGTAGCCATTGGCAGTAAGGACTTTGGATATGGCTGTATGAGGAATTGATTTATCATCCATTTTTGCAGTAAGAAGTTTACGCTCTTCTACCGTCAAAGATTCCAGCATCGTACAAGTAGCGCACCAAGAGCGCCGTGGCTCAGCAAAATTCTCATCATTCTTTAAGTCGTCGAGCAACCCCATCAGATTCCCACGAACTCTCTGATAAGGCGCACATAACCTTCCTTATCATCGTATGAATCTCTATGAGTTGGGTTCTGAAATATCCTGACAGTCTTAAGCGAGTCCATCATTAAAGCTACTTCATGGGGCTTAATGTCATCTATGCGAAGCAAGGCTCCCCAGATACGACCAATGGCTAGGAAATTATCTTCCGCATTGCCGTATTGATCTTCTCTCTCCTGAAGAATTTTGTCAATCATGTTCACCCTTTCTAATGGTGAGGCAGAGCCTAACAGATTATGGTGAATATATGCGTTGCGACACAAAAGAAAAACCCCCGCGAAAGGTGAGAACGCAGGGGCTTTCTTGTCCGATTAGGAACGAGAATTAGGATACAGCAAAACTACCGCAATTGATGACAGGAATCTCTGGCGATTCTGTGACACGCGCCCAGACAACATAAGTGCCTACGCTTAAACCGCTAATCAATGTACCAATCTGACCATGGAGCGAAGTTGACTGAACCCAAGTAGATGGGCGGGCAGTTGGTGAAGTAATAGCAACTTCAACTTCGTTAGCGTTGGTGATGGGTGTGCCATCAAAAGTGACAAGAATAGGTTGGAACTCGACGCTCTCGCGTGGGTAGTTGTTAATCATAGGAGCATCCCTTCCCAACGGCGTTGGGTTAATGTAGCGAACTTACTGCGCTCGGCAAGGATACCATCAGCCTCTTTACTTCCGAGGCGCGATGATTCATCTTTGGCGGTAGCAACTTGACCTGTCCAATTGCGTTGCAACAGCTCTGCATCCCATGGGCGATCCATAATTTGAGCATAGAAAACTATGTCATGGTCAGTAATTGAGTTGGACTTCTTTGATTTCGCTGTTAAGCCAGCAGTAACTCCAAGGCTGGATCCAATTGTATAAACCCTAGAAGCATCTGCTGTAAGCCCAGCAGTAACCCCAAGGATTGCTCCAACATTTCTGCTTACGCTGGCATCGGCAGTCAGCCCTACTGAAACTGTGGTACTTGAATCTAAAGCCATTACCTTTGTTGAGTTGGCTGTGACTGTTGAAGTTACCGCAATGCTTGATTGTGGGTATTGAAGGCTTGATGGGAAGGCTGAAGAGGTTGCTGTAACAGCGAGTGAAGATGCAAGGCTTTGCGTCTTAGTAATAGCCCCTGATTCACTCGCTGTTACAACAAGAGAAGAATCTAGCTTCTGACCCTTAATGGAGTTAGCAGATTCGGTGGCTGTAATTGCAAGTGAAGCATCAGCAAAGTGGGTAATGAGGGCTGAAGTTGTAAGTCCTGCTGTTACCGCTGTTGATGATGAGATAAGGCTGGCGTTAGATGCTGATCCAGTAACTGATGCTGTGGCATTAAATGTTTCATCTGCAAATTCGGTCTTGGCTGCGGTAGTTGTTTCCACGCCAGCAATAGTTGTATTTGCCTGAACAAGCATGGCTCGGTAGCCATCTGCCGTAGGTGTAAATACAAAGGAAGATGATGCGGAGAGGTAAGAAGTACGCAAAGAATCTGCGCTAAGAGTTACTGTAGATGCAGTTGAAGTTTGAGCGTATTTAGTTACTGTTGCGTCTGCTGAAAGTGTGGCAGCAAAAGATGAGGTAGAAGATAGCAAAGTTGCCAGAGCAACAATGGCGGTTGCTGTAGCAATAGTGGATACGGATCCAGCAGCATTAACTGCTCTCGTAGCATCAGCAGTTTCAGTTGCAGTAACTGCTAGTGTTGCTTGCGCTGCGTTCGGCCCAATGTAAAAAGCCGGAGCATAACGATAATAAGCTGATTGGTAAGTGAGTAAACGAAAATTTTCGCCAGCAAGATTACTGGTGATCTGCCCTACATAAAATGAAGGTGTAGGTGCAAAGTACGGCGTATTATATTTGACCGCACCATAACTGATGCCATACGCCATACTTTACCCCCAGCGAAAAGAACTTACGCAGCCAAAGGTGAGAGTGATACTCCAAGTGTTGTGAATGTGAGAGTGTCTGTGTTCACGACTGACTTTGATGTTGTCAATGCAGCAGTCCAAAGAAGGTTGCCAGCGCTTGAAGCATCCCATACAGAGATATGTGTGATTGTCTCTGTGGTTGTCATGCTAAATGAAGGTGAGTTGGAAAGAGCAATAGCACCCGCAGAAGCAGCAGAGAATGTTGCTGACTGACGAGTTGTTACTGCTGATGCGTTTGCTGTTCCTGCTGCGCCCGGATCTGCTGTATGGAGTTTGATATATGTTCCAGCAGGAGCGGTGAACGCAGTTGCGCGAAGCATATTGAGCCAGTTATTGGCAAGTGTTGTTGTTGCTAATCCTACTGTCATTCTGACTCCTTAGTATCTTTTGTTCCATCTGCGTGAGTCACTTCAGCTTCTGCTGTAATGACCAATTCCATGGCGACTTTAGACATTTATTGTACCTTAACCTTTAGCGCCGTACTGCTTTGTCAACGCTGTTAGGCGTAGGGCAGCAGATGTAAGAAGCGCGCCAGCAATAGGTGCGATGCTTGCAGGAAGATTGATGTTTGGAAGTTGGTTAACGAGTTCGCCAAGGACTGATCCAAGTAGGGCAATGACCAAATGGCGATTAGCAGGTGATAGTTTGTCTAGCATTATTTCCCCTTTGTGAAAGTTGTCTTGCCAAAGCCTACGATAAATACTGGCAATTTGCGTGAATTATGTACATTGTAGGCTCGAATCCTTTGAGCTACTTCTCCGCCATTAGCCTGATTTCCATTTGGCTTCTTCTCTGGCGAAGTATTTCCTTCGATGGTTGTGACGGTTCCATCCCCGTTATCCTTAAGTACGATGCCGACGTGTTCAACCGCAGCGCCACCTTTAACAAAATCAAAATAAACCAAGTCTCCGGGCTCTGGCTTTGCGCCAAGTGCATCTTGCCAATGACCGTTCTTCTTAAAGGCTGATGATCCAGCAACAGTTGAAACTGTGTTGGGGATTGTCACGCCAGTTTCATGGGCTACCCACATACAGAAAGATCCGCACCATGGCAAGAAATCAAACTTAGTAAAATGTCCGTATTTGGTTTGGTTATCTTTAGGTCCTTCTACAACCCCAACCTCACCTAACGCCTTGGCTACAAAATCTTCTCTCTGTCCCATTACTTTTTACCTTTTTCTTCTTCAATAAAATCTTGAACAATTTCATTATCTTCACCAGCTTTGGCTGTTGCTGTACGAAAGGCTTCCTGTACGTCATGCTTTGTGATGCGTCCACGCCAAGCAAGGATAACCCCCATGCCGCTGATTGCAATCAATATGGTAGAGGTGAAAGCAATCGCCCCACCCTTTATCCAATCATTAGAAATAACTGCGCCTACACCCATACCCACAGGGAAAGAGAACATAGCAACACCGATAGTTCGGGTGGCTATATCTTTATGTAAGTCAAAGCGCCCCATTATTGACGCGCCTTCATTACTTCTACATCAATCTTGATTGATTGCTGATTCTCTAGCAACTCTTCTACTTTATTGATAAGACCAGTCTTGCCATCGTTATACAGCGCATACTCAATCCGAGATAATTTATCTTTAAGTTCATCTGTGTGCTTCTGGATCGTATGCTTGGCAATTATGCTCATACCTGCCATTAAAGCTGCGGCTACAAAGAAGTATGAATAAACGATTGTTGCTGTATCTGCTGACATGATTGCGCCTTTACGGTTATAAGTTAATTTTCAAATACTGTTACTGATGCTGTGCCTGTTGCTGTGACCATCCAAAGTTCAGATCCGCCATTTACATCAAAAGTAATCTTGTCATTGGCATCTAACTTGTAACCTGTTGATGAAGTTACAGTACGATCTCCAAGATAAGAAGCAACTGTCTCGTTGTGAATAGAAATCTTGCGCGCAGATCCAGATTGATCTGCAATCTTAACTGGGGTAGTGCTTACTGATGCTTGTGCTGTGCGCATTTATTACTCCTATTTATTCGGTTGGAATTACTTGCCAGTTTAGATCAGCCTCTACCCATGTCCAAGGCCCACCTTCAGTTGGCATAGGTGTAGGCGCTTCCCAAAGATATGTAGTTGAGTTAAGTGTCCAAGACGCAAATGGTCGAGGCGCTGAGAATCCAACGCCGTCCCATGTGTATCCAATGCCAGCATAATTCTTATGAAGCGGTGTACCGCCAAGTGTATGAATATTGCCAATGGTGTTGTAAGAAGTCTGGATCCAAGTACCACCAAGATTTGTTTCGCACCATTCTGCGGTGTCAGCAACAATTACTTGATCGACAATACCATCAATTACTTTTGCAAAATGTGCCATTACTTTTCTTCCTTATCTTCGCCATAAAGTGTTACTGTGTTGAGCAGTTTTACATCACGCTTAGTGACGATTCCGCCCTTTTCATCAAGTTGTGCCTTTGCTGTTGTCTCACCGTCAGCGATGATGTGGACAAGCATTGTCACTTCATAACTGAAGCACTGAGTTGGCTTGGTTTCTTTAATTTTGGTTACGTTGTCTTTAGTCATTTGTTACCTTTCGTTAGACGGCGTATCGGATGATAACAATACCAGAGCCGCCGTTGCCGCCGTTATAGCGGAAACCACCATCTTTAACAC